CACTGTGTTTTACCCTGATATGTTAGAAAATGATTTTTTCGAGTATTACAATTTTGTCTTTCCAATGGAATCCAGGTACAATTATTAGGTTCATAATTTCCATTGAAATCCTTACGTTCAATAGTTAGGTTATCAGCATAACCATTGTCATAAGCCCATTTTCTGAAACAATCAAAATCTAGCCAATCATCACAAATTGTAATTCCTCTTGCACCATACCACTTCCAATTTACAGAACTTTTTACAAAACATCTGGCTTTCATATTTGACCATATTTTATATAATCGTGTATAACAACCACCGTGTTTTGTAGTTCCGATTTTTCTATGAGCTTTGCCTAAACAACCACAAGACAATATTTTTCCGGCTTTCAAATCTGGACTAGAAACATCTTTTATTGTTCCACAATCACACAGAACCTTAAAAAAAGCCTTATTCTTAATGGTTTTAGAATAACTTAATACAGTGAGAATTCCATATCTATTACCGGAAATATCTTCATATTGTTTTGTATGTTTTAAGCATCCACAACTTTTTGTATGGCCTGACTGTAAATGACATAGACTAACTGTACAGGTATTTCCACAATCACATAAACATTCATAATATGATGCATTACGACCATTATTTTGTTTCTTGTAAAAGTGTTTCTGTAGTGTAAGAATTCCTATTCTTTTTCCAACTAGATCATTTACAGCCATTTTTTTACTTCCCCTTAGAAAATATCGTTCTAAAATACACTAGCATTATCAAAAGCCTGTGAAACCGCCATTTCTTCATCAGGACTTAACATTTGTTGCTGTGGTAAAGATTGTGGTTGGTTTTCAACAGTTATTTTCGCTGTTTCTACAATTTCAACATCATCTGCAACATCTGAAACGTTATAATCTTCTTCATTTAATACAGTTGCGTCTTTCAAATCTTCTTTTTCTTCTCTTTCTACAGCATCAAGAGCTTCAATTGAAATAGGACACAATTTTAATGCCTGAATTACACAAGTTTTTAATGCCATTGCATCAAAATTCTTATTCCAAATGTTTTCTTTATCGTCTTTGTTGTAAGCCTTAGAAAATTTATCTCTATGCAATTCAACATCTTTTTTGCTCATGACTTTAAATTGCACACCACCGTTTTCTAATTCAACTAAACAGTAATACCCAACGATTTCACCACGTTCTTTTTTTAGATCCATTCGATGAGATAGATTTCTACCCACACCTAACTGAACGTCAAAAATGTCATTCTCATAAACCGGTTCTGCGGCAATAGTTTTAATAGTTGCAGAACGTCGAGCTAACGCAATTAAACCTTTATACCCCATTTGAAAATGACAAATCATTCTCTTTTCCCATTTGCCATTTACATTCACACTTTCATTGTAAGGTATAAGATACGCTTGCCCTAAAGTGCCATTCAATTCCAATCCATAACTAGCAGCTTCTTTTAAAGCTCTAAAGATTGAATCTTTATCACAATTTAAAAGCTGTTTTTGCTTTGGATTTGTAATAGCAAGAAAAGCAGATTGCATAAATCTGTCAATTTCTACAGTTCCTTTTGGAATAGCAGAAAGAAAAGATTCCTTTCTTTCACTCAACCATTCACCCAAAGTTCCAGTTTTACCTGTCTGTTGAGTAACAGGTACACTTCCGTTTGTTTTCATTTTTTTCTCCTACAAAAAAAGCCGCCCTGAATCCCACAATTTCAAGACGGCCCAAATTGCTTTTAAAGCAATTAAGCAATGTGGGCAAACTTAATCACTCTACCAATTTTTTATAAAAGCACAGTTTCCTGTACCCTTATATTAAAAGTATCACATCTAATACTTTTTGTCAATTATTATTTTTTAGAAATTCTTAAAACTTTTGAAACAGATTCTTTTGAATATTCTTCAAAAAGCCCAGATTTTTTTAACAAATCTGTATCTACCATTTTTTTTCTTTGAGTATTGTAAGTGAGTTTGTATTTATCACCAATTGCAGTTACTTTATCTATTTTTTTGCTGTCATCAGATGATAATTTATAAAGGTTCACAACAATTTGATTTTTAATCTGGTCTAGTTTTTGTTTTAATTTTTTTATTTCTTCATCTAATTGTTGTTGTTCTTCAACCAATTGATTTGTTTCATCATCTAATGTAATTTCTGCATTAATTGGTAAATTTTTTAGGTAATCTTTTTCAGATTCAACACCTTTTGGAGCAGGAGGAACATTCGCTAAAACATTATTTTCCCAAAAATCACGTTCTGCAGGAATTAAAGTTGTATAAATAAATTCATCGCTGCGAAGAATAACATAATGTCGTGCTTTTTTTGATGATAAAATAAAAACAGTTAAAATAAACCAAGGTAAATCAGTTACAGCCATATAGTGCTGTACTTGGCAATAATAACTATCTGGAATTTCACCATCCCCAAAACCATCACCTTTTGCACTAGTTTTGATTTCATGGCCACCAAAACCTTGAATTTCTTTCCCCTCAATTATTTTTGCCACTGGAACATAGCACAAACCGTCTAAATTCGCATTCATAAACGGATAATCATAACTAGTATACATTCCTGGTACAGTTACAATTTCAATTCCCAACTCTTTAGCTGTCATTTGTCTAATAGGATCTTCTAGAATATGCCCCCATTCCGTTGAAGCATTTCCTTCAAATCCATTAATGTTTTTTTTAGCAAAATAGACATTCAAAGCTGATGTATACTCATTCATTCCTAAAATTGCACCAGCATCACTGCCACCAATTCCAGTAGTTCTTAATTCTAACCATTTTTTTTCTTCTGTTGCTTGATCAACAGGTGTAAATTTTGCATTAATTTTTATATCCATAACTATTTCCTTCCTTTTTTTTCTTTAATATAAAAGCCTTGTGCCGCTTTCATGTAAAATTGCATTAATAAAAAATCCTTTTTATTAAAACATTCCATTGCTTTTTTCACACATTCATTATGTTCTTTTGTGTAATTACTCTTGTATATCATCTTCATAATCCATTTCCTCATCTTCAATTAATGTGTGAATCTTTTTTTCATCCAAATTGTTGCTTTTAATGTAATTATCAATTTTCTTTTGTGCCTCATAGTTATTTTTACACCAAAAGTCAGCAATTTTTTGGCCATCTGCATCAAAAATATATCCAATTGAACAAACTGCCATATTATTCCTCCTTCCCATTGCATTCACCTTTTGGATTGTAATATGTCCCATCTTTTATTCTAGAATAAATATCAAAAGCCTTTTTTAATATTTCCATACCTTTCTCTGTAATTTTATTATCATCATCAATGTATTCATTTGCTAAAATTGTTTTTTTACCTGTAAAATCTGCATAATGACGAATTTTTAAATATTCCTTAATCATGTTTTCAGGAATATCTAAAATTACAGATGCTTCTTTCAATGTATAAGAATGACTTTCAACAGATTCAATAAACTTTTCAGAAGTTTTATTGATAATTTTTTGATATTCTTCTTCACCTTTTTCAATAAAACTCTCTGCAACAGCTCCAGGTTTATACTTATTAATAAAGTATGTAATCCCTTCCATATTTAAAAGAAGTTGTTCACCTGTTTTGTCTGTTGATTTGTTAAAAGTTCTTAAAGTGAAGTATTTTTGATATTCTGCTTTTGCTCTGTATTCACCAATAGAATTTTTATAAACATATTTTGCTTTCAAAATTGTCATAAATTCTGTTTGTTTCATACCGAGTTTTGCGGCCATATCTCTAAAGTTCATTGTCTTAGATCGGTCTACTAATTCATCATAAACAACTGCTTTTGGTTGCATAATTGCTACTTGATGTCTAATGTTGTCTAATGTTTGGTTTGCAAGTTGCAAGGCTCTAGACATTACAGCTTCTGGTGTGTTCCATGCTTTTTCGAGTCTGATTAAATAATTGCGATATGTTTTACCAATTTCTGTTCTAGACATTAAACAGATTGATTTAGCCATATCAATAGAAATTGCATAGTCTTGAATTTCTTGTTCTCCACCATGTTGGTTGCCCTGTATCTTTAAATACACCCCAGAAAAATCTTCATTTTCAACGAACTCTTTAGAATTATTTTCCCACCAAAGAGAAAAACGACATTTAATTTGTAAACCTTTGTACAATTCTCTAGCTGATACAGCTTGAATTCCGTCTTTTTCAATAATTTGTAATTCGTTCATAGTTACCCTCTCTTTTGAAGTTTGTCTAATGTTTTTTTGATATAATCAACACCCTTTTGAAAAACAACTGTTTTAAGGTTGATGTGGGTATCTCCGTCTTTATCTTCAAACTTTGTTTCGATAACTCTGAAATATCCAGCGTCAATATATTTCTGATATGGTTGATTGTGATTGTCTAAGATTTTTTCATCTCGTAAGATTTCAAAAAGTTTATTTCTGCCGACATTCTTATAATTAAGAAGTTTTGCAACTTCTTTCATATCGCAAGTATCAGGTGAACCTGTTACTTTGTTGTAGAAGTCAACCTTTGGCTGCATACTATTTAGCTGTGCCATCAATTCATTGTTACGATTTTGCAAAATTGCCATTGCTTTCATAACAATTTGATTTTCTTCTACTTGTGTAGAAACAGAATCAATTTGTCTTGTTGCCAAGTTGTGATGCTTTTGAATTTCCTGTTTAATCAATGTTGCTTGTTCTTCGGTAAAAACCTTGACAGATTGATTTCCACCATTGGTTTTTAAGGTATGGAAAGTACCTTCCACCCCTTTAGTTTTAGCTGTTTCTCTAATTGTTCTTTCTGATACTCCAAGAACTGTGGCAAGTTCTTTTGTAGTCATTGTTTTTTGATTTTGCTGTGTGGAAGTTTTCACGCTTGTAAAATCTTTATTTTCAATAATTTGCAATTCATTCATAATTAGTTCCCTCCATTTAATGATTCAGGCAAAGCGTTTGTTTTTAATGTTTCTTCTGTAACTGAATTAAAGAAATCAATGTTTAGTTTCTTTGCG